ACAGCCCTGTTGTTTCTTCGATGTCTAGATATTACCAAGAAATTGGGGATGATCTCGGAAGGCGTGAACGCATGGCAAAAGCTTGTTACGACGTGTAACAGGATACACCATCATTGTTCTGTCGCCACTAACACATTTCGATGTGCCCACAGAAAACCAAACTTAGCACAAGTACCATCAGATGAAAGATTCAGAAAACTCTTCCAAGCCACTCCTACGAAACAAATGGTTTCAGCTGACCTTAGTGGGATTGAGCTCCGTATGCTTGCTCATTACCTTTCGAGGTACGATAATGGCCGGTATCAACGAATACTTACTACGGGGGATATTCACCAAACTAACGCCGAAAGGATTGGAATCACTAGACGGCAAGTTAAAACTGTTACCTACGCCTTCCTCTACGGTGCCGGCGACGCCAAGCTTGGATATTCCTTCGATAAACAACTTACAGAAGTAGATGCGAGAAAGAAAGGAAACGATATTCGTAAAGCTTATGTGGCTGCCATTCCGGGTCTTGCGGAGCTGCTACAGGCTTGTCAGAAGTGTAGTCAGAGAGGTTATGCAGTGTCCATCGACGGTCGTCGTATCAGCGTGGACAAAGGGCACAAGTTTCTCAACTACTTACTCCAAGGAAGTGCAGCGACGATCGCAAAAAGATGGATGGTGATTGTGAATGATTGCCTGCCACCTGATGCCCACCAATTATCATTCGTACATGATGAGCTAAACTACGAATGTTACCCAAAATATGCCGATGAATTGGCAAAATGGCTCGAGATCTCCGCTAAATTAGCTGGAGAATATTACAATCTAAGATGCCCTATCGCAGCTGAAGCTAAAATTGGGCAGACTTGGGCTGACGTACACTAAATCCACCATGAAACTACTAATTGATGCAGACTTCATAGTATATAAATGCTGTGCAGCCTGCGAAACAGAAATAGATTACGGCGAAGACGTTATATTTGTTACATCTAACTTTTCTGACGCATATAAAGCCGTAACAAACGAAATAGACAAAATAAAACAAAAGTTCGGCGGTTTCAGCCAAACAATACTGTTTTTCTCTGACTCCAAAAATTTTAGGAAAAAAATTTCCCCAGAATACAAGGGTCATCGAAACAGAAAGAAGCCCTGTGGCTACAAACGAGTTATACGTAACTTAGAGTTACATTATGACCTAATTATCATGCCAGAGTTAGAAGCTGATGATGCGATGGGCATCTACGCTACACAAAACCTCGGTAACATTATTGTCTCCCCAGACAAAGACATGAGACAGATACCCGGTTTGTTATATAACTTAGAAGACTCCATACCTATTACATGGGAAGAGGGTGCAAAGTGGCACCTGATACAGACACTTGCAGGCGATCAGACTGATGGCTACAGTGGTGTGCCGGGTATTGGTGTAAAGCGAGCAGCTACTCTGTTTGACAAAGAAGGTTACAGCTGGGCTACAGTTGTAAAAGCATTTGAGGATAAAGGATTGACAGAAGACGATGCTTTACTCAATGCAAGACTAGCCAGAATACTTACATACAAGGACTATGACTCAAAAAAGCAAGAACCAATCCTCTGGACACCCGAAGAATCCTATGCAGTTGACGACGGAACAGGACTTTAAGATGAGAGTGATTGAAGATCAGCTCAGAAAGAATTATGATAAAAAGGAGGACGTTATCACCGTCTTCCTTGCATTACAAAGACAAAACTACGCATTAACAAATGCACTCAAAGAATTTATAGAAAACAGCACGATTATTTATTAAAATGTCACAACTAATCTCCCGCACTGGTCGGGTCCAATCTTGGTTGGATAACCCAGAGTCCCGACTACCTGTGTCATGCACCACCTTCGTAGTTGAAGATAGTATGGAAGGTGCTAATGGTATAGAAGCTAGCTGGAGGTTCGCATCTCATGCACTACGTTATGGTGCTGGATGTGCTATCCACCTGTCTAAGCTTAGACCAGCAGGGCATACAAATGATAAAGGACTGGTAGCTACTGGCCCAGTTAGTTTTGGTAAAATATATTCAGCTCTAAATGAAACCTTGAGAAGAGGTGGAGCTTACAAGAACGGTGCTATCGTATTGCACCTAGACCTATCCCACCCAGATGTAGGATCTTTTATAAGAGCCTCAAGATCTGAGTTGCCTTGGGTTAAAAGATGTGTCGACATCGACGATGAGATGTGGGCATTTGCAAATCAAGAAACAAAGGATGACTTAATTTATGGAATCAAATCAGGAGACATCTGGCTCAACAAAATCAAGTACACCGAATCCGGGGAGCGTATCTATGGAAACGTCTGTCTTGAAGTATACTTGCCCTCACGTGGGACTTGCTTGCTACAGCATGTCAATCTCGGTGCCTGTACTCTCGACAACCTACAAGAGGCTTTCGTATCAGGCATGTCCCAGTTGTGTGATCTCCATGGCCGGACAGGTGTTGGAGAATCTGGAGAATACCTTGCCCCAGAAGTCGATAGACAAGTCGGGCTTGGAGTGTTGGGTCTTGCCAACTTCCTCAGACGTTACAATATCTCCTACGAAGAGTTCGGAGAAGCACTTAGAAAAGTTAACCAAGGATATTCAGCAAACAACGCAGCTGGACTTGCCGCTTGGGAACTAAACAAAGCTATCTTTGAAGCAGCACAGATAGCAAGACAAAATAATATGGTAAGGGCGTTCGCTATTGCACCCACTGCCAGCTGCAGCTATCGCAGTAAAGACCTAGACGGCTTTACATGCACACCCGAGATAGCACCACCAATAGCTAAGACCGTAGACAGAGACTCCGGCGAGTTCGGAGTAGAAAGAGTAGACTACGGAGACGTTGAGATAGCAAGTGAAGTAGGATGGGACGCATACAAGCGTGTAGCAGACGAAATCATGACAATGCTCGATAGGACAGGATTGCTTCATGGCTACAGCTTTAACAGCTGGAGTGATGTAGTTACATACAATGAAGCTTTTATAGAGGACTGGTTAGAAAGTTCACAGACCTCACTATATTATTCTCTCCAAGTTATGGGCGACGTACAAGATAAGTCTGATGCTTATGCAGCACTGGCAGATACTGACGTCGAAGATTACTTGGCAGGGATACTTGAAACCACATCATGCGACTGCCAACAATGAACCCCTACGAAAAATTATTATCAAGAAAAAGAACATGGACACCAGTTGTCCCAACAAAAGGCGAGGTAAAATACGGTGCTGAAGAAACCATCAAACGTGCTCTCGCAATACGTCATATGGAGCTACCAGTTGGAGACTTTATTGCTCAAGGCTTGGAGAAGGAGGTTCCGCATTCAGCGAGGACACTTCTTCAGTCAAACGTTAAAGACGAGATTAAACATGATCTCGCTTTGGGCTACATTGTTGACGCCCACGGTGCCGACCCTCAATCAGAACTGGAGGCAATAAGATTACGTGACGCTTGGATTGCACACCCTGACCATACTATCACAAAAGCTCTCGTTGCAGAGCGAGCTATATTTTTTGTTCTACTGCCTTTCTTTAGGTTTAATGGTGATGCTGCTCTCAGAACAGTATCAGCTGATATATCCCGAGATGAACAGGTCCACGTGGCAACGAACAGCTTGGTTTGCCGTGAGCTCGGTCTTAATCCTTCTCCTAGTTTGGACAAACTTCGGAAGGCAACTATCAATTGGATAGTACAACCACTAGGTATAAATACTACTGATAAATATTTGGACAAAAAATTTTGGCTGGATGCGAGCGATCAGTTAATGTATCAAGGGAAAGCCCCACAGTTTTCCGACACAAGAGCAGCTCGTATGCCAGCATTCTTTGAACATGCAAACACCAACCTCCCACAATATGCTTGAGTCCATCATCGGACCAACCATTAGTTCTATACAAGTAGAGCTAGAAGAAACATTCCCACCCGTTAACCCACATCCGAAGCAGAACATCAGCGAAGTCATGTACCTAGCTGGTCAACGCTCGGTGGTCGAGTGGTATAACAAAAGAGTAGCTAAGGATGAGAATTGAAAAGATACATCCATGGCAATTGCCACGTACATGGCATCACATCAAACCTTTAATTGACAAAGCACTAGCACATAGTCTCGGTGAGCGGCTAGCGTCAGACATGCTCGAAGACTTAATGAACGATCAGCTCTGGATGCTAGCAGGCATCGACGAACAAGGGGACTTGGCTGGAGTAATAGTAGCTGAAGAGGTTGTACACGCTCAAAAGAAAGAGCTGTATGTACACGCTTGGGCTACTCAGACTGGCTATGGCTACGATGAATGGGCTGATCTATTTGAACAGTCACTGTTTGATATAGCATATGACACAGGCTGTCATTATATATCTACAATGTGTCGTAAAGGATTAGCCAAAAAGATGGTAACAAAACATGGATGGAATGAATCATATTCTGTCGTAAGTAAACCCGTACCAATGGAGTAAATAAATGGGTGGAGGAAACAAAGGCGGCTCAAAAGGCGGCGGAGGATCTAACAGGAAACTTAATAAGGTTCAGCAGAGATTTAAGCAACGTGAATCAATGGGCTTAAGTGGACTGACTGGACTAAAGAAAGGTACAGAAAAGAAAGGTAAGAAGAGTACCATTGGAATCTACAGGCAGTACCAGAAAGATAGCTTACAGGGTAGGCTTGGTAACGAAAAAGCCGCTGCAAGAAAAGCAGAAGTAGATAGCGATGTAAGAGATATAAAAGCAGCTGCAACAGCAAGGAACAATCTCTCAATAGATTCAGCCAACTTTGGCATGAAGGCTAATCCTTTTAGCCAACAATACAATGAAGCTGGTAGAAATGAACTGAGTGGTGGGCTAGATTTCGCTAAGTACACCACAGAAGATTTTCATAATGTTAAAAATTACCACGAAAAATTAAAGAATGATCCTCTGTATAAAGCGAAGCCTTATGAAAAAGATTCTCTTTTTAGACAGTATGGAAAACAAGTTTTTAATTTTAATGACTCAGGTACTTTACTAGCAGGGGGAGAGCCTTCTGCATGGCAGCAGAGAGAAGATGCTAGAAATATTTTAAGGTCTGGAATACCTATCGATCCGGTGCAGAGAGATAAGCTGATACAGCAAGCAACTATGCCGCTTAAAAAAGCTGATGCTTCAACGACTACTGATAGCAGTTTAACGGCAGCAATGGGCATAGACGGTTTAGGCAGTCTTACAGGTATCAAAGCAGTATCTAGTGACTATGATGCCGGAAGTACTGCATACGCTATGCGAACAGGAGACTTTGACCCAGCTTCTTATGCAAGATTTAAAGAATCACAAAAGAAAAATTTGTTTGGGTTGAACCTTGGTAATACAGGAGCCAAAGCTAGCCTTGAAAATAACACAGGGAGAGCTCTTACAAAAATGTCACAGCTCAAGGATAAAGGTATAGAAAGAAATGCAGAGAACGATGCAGCAATTAATAATAAACTTTCAAGTCTCTATAATTTTTCTAAGAAAATACCGTTTGGTATAGGAAAGAGTATAGAAAGAAACGTAGAAGCAAACAAACCTTTCTTTAATAGATTAAATGTAGACACTCCAAGAGCAAACAAACTAACTATATCTGATTATATTGCTAACTTAGATAACATGCCTGATAGTACACGGAGAGCTCTAAAAGTTATTGGTACTGACAATCCAAACGTTCCTAACAAATGGGGGATGGAATTCGCTGCTGATGCATTTGGTACTGTCAATCCTTTTAATAAGGATTTTGTAAAGGCACAAGATCAGTCATGGACAAAACCAATACAAGCTATAACTAACAATTTTTTATCTGGTGCGTCAAAGAATGTATTCCAAGAGGCTGCTAATGACGTTGGTGCTACAGGTAATTTAAGTGCGGCTGAGGGTATAGACATAGCAAGAGCTACGATGAAAAATGTACAGACTCCAAATACTCTAGCAAATTATGAAGTAACTAAACTACAAGATCTTGCTGAGAAATATGGTGGTGGTACATTAAGACCTACTCCTAGTACAATATTTCGAGGTTTAAGAAGAGGAGGAGGAGGAGCATCCCGTAGTGGGTTACAATCATTACCTCAAAGCGGTGGTGGGAATCGACCTTTACCTCTACCTCTACTTGAAGAGAAACCTAAAATTATACCACAGACAGGAACAGATAATAAAGAACTTCAAAACTTACAACAACAATCATATCTAAACACATTAATGATGATACAAAATGATCCTCGCTTTATGTATGCCAAGGGCACACCCCTATCATATAAGCGATCATTTAATAGACGTTACTTTTAATTAATCATGACAGCAAAATCTAGGTATGATAATTTATCCAGTGATCGTTCCCAGTTTCTAACAGAAGCGGAAGACGCAACTAAACTTACACTACCATATCTTATTCGAGGACACGAAGATTACTCAAAAGGTATGAAACAACTGAAGACACCTTGGCAGTCCGTGGGGGCTAAAGGAGTTGTAGCGTTAGCATCAAAGCTATCTCTATCTCTCGTCCCTCCACAGACAAGCTTCTTTAAGCTACAGCTAGATGAGTCTCAGTTAGGACAGGAGTTTGGTCCGGAAATAAAATCAGAACTTGACTTATCCTTTGCAAAGATAGAGCGTACAATCCTTGACGCTATCGCTGCATCAGATGATCGTGTAGTAATACACCAAGCATTACAACATCTAGTTGTAGGTGGTAATGCTCTTATCTTTATGGGCAAGACAGGACTGAAGCTATATCCTCTTAACCGCTACGTGATAGAACGAGATGGCAACGGCGACGTGATTGAAATTATCACAAAAGAAAGTATTAATAAAGATCTCATTCCAAACTACGATGAGATTAAACCAAACGTACCATACAACATGGATGAAGACGAAGACAGTGAAGAGTGTGATGTATTCACTCACGTCAAGCGTGACAACAACAGGTTTGTATGGCATCAAGAAGTCCACGATAAAGTACTACCCAACTCACAGGGTAAATCACCGGTTGACAGCACACCATGGCTACCACTCCGATTCAATACAGTAGACGGAGAAGCTTATGGTCGTGGTAGAGTCGGTCAATTTATAGGAGATCTGAAGTCTTTAGAGGCATTGTCTCAGGCCATCGTAGAAGGCTCTGCAGCAGCTGCTAAAGTTGTTTTTGTAGTATCACCCTCAAGCACTACCAAACCACAGACTCTTGCGACTGCAGGCAACGGAGCGATCGTTCAAGGACGACCCGATGATATAGGTGTAGTACAAGTTGGAAAGACAGCTGATTTTGCTACGGCATTACAGCACATGCAGACCCTCGAGAAGCGGTTGAACGAAGCGTTCCTGATCCTGTCAGTTCGGCAGTCAGAACGTACAACAGCTGAAGAGGTACGTATGACACAGATGGAACTCGAACAACAATTGGGTGGACTCTTTGGGCTCCTGACTGTAGAGTTCCTCGTACCTTACCTCAATAGAAAACTTAGTATCTTCCAGAAGACAGGAGAGATTCCACGTATACCCAAGGGTATGGTGAAACCTATCATCGTAGCTGGTATAAATAGTCTAGGTAGAGGACAAGATGTACAAGCATTAGGTGGCTTCCTACAAACTATTGCACAAACAATGGGACCAGAAGCTATCACTACATATATTAATCCGGAAGAGGTTATCAAAAGACTTGCAGCAGCACAAGGTATTGATGTATTAAATCTAGTTAGATCAATGCAAGAAGTACAACAAGAAGAGCAGCAAGCAATCGAACAGGAAGCTGAAATGGAAGCACTCAGAGCTACTCCAAATCTCATGAAAGCTCCTGTTTTTGACCCTAGCAAGAATCCGGAAGCAGCACAATTAACACAACAACCACCACAATAATATGGCAGAAACATTCACAATGGAAAGCCAGCCAGAAGTTACTAGCGTTGACAGCCTCTCTGCTGAAGAACAAGATTCTTTAAAAGTTGGAGAGGTAATGCAAGAGGCTCAGGACAATCTACTGGCCGGTAAATATAAGAACGCAGAAGAATTAGAAAAAGGATATTTAGAACTTCAACAGAAACTAAGTAAGGCTGAACAACCAGCTGAAGCTACTGAAGAGGAAGCTACCCAAGAACCACCAGCTGAAACTAGCATTCTTGATGCCTTATGGGAAGAAGCTACATCTGGTAAAGAGTATAGTAAAGAGACTCTTGAAAAATTAGAGAGTATGAGTGCTACAGAATTGGCACAGTTATACTTAGATGAAAGACAAAAAGGTAATGATGCACCGTCAGCAGAGACACGAGACTTTACCGAGTCTGACATACAACAACTAAAAGGTATTGTTGGTGGTGAAAAGAACTACGAGAACATGCTTAAGTGGGCTCAGGGTAGTTTAAATGCACAAGAGATAGACATGTTTGATGCAGTTATGCAACGTGGTGATCCACTTGCTGCATTCTTTGCTGTTCGTTCTCTTGCTTATGCATACAATGATGCAGTAGGATACGACGGTAATATGGTACAAGGTAAAGCACCCAAACAAAGTAACGATCAATTCCGTAGCCAAGCAGAAGTTGTGAAGGCTATGTCTGATCCACGCTACGATAACGACCCAGCATATCGTAAAGATGTGATGGATAAACTCACACGATCTCCAAACGTAAATTTCTAATGCCAAAAGTAAACGGAAAAAAATTCCCCTACACAGCAGCAGGGAAGAAAGCAGCAAAGACAGCTGCTAAAAAAACTGGAAAAAAAATTAAGAAGTACTAGCTATGGCTAACCTTGAAGAGCAACGCCGGTTTAATATTTTAACTGGTGGCGAACCCGGCCTTGTAACTGGTGGTTGGAGTATGGGTGGTGGTGGCAATGTACCCGGAGAAGACGGTCCATACAGAACTCCACCTCCTAGTGAAACACCACCTTACCCGCCTAACCGTGAACAGCTAATGATAGCTGACGGGTGGCCTCGCTCACGAGTTAAAATCCACGAAGGTGTGTCAATTGAAACTGGTAAACCTTATAAGAGAGTTCTACCAGACTACGGTGGTGCTGGAATCAATTACGATACGATTAGACCTAAACCCGGAGTTAATTTCCCAGATCTAGCTCACCATGGAGGGCATTTTGGTGACGGTGGTGGTCCAGATTTAATGAAACAAATTATGTCAGACCCGACGTTAGATGAGTCTGATTACGAACGTATCTTAGGACCTGACTATGAGAATAAAATTCAGCAGTATCAACAGCAAAGTCTGCTAATCTCTGGTGTACCATATACTGGAGGTGGATACCTGACAAACGATGGAGGTGTTGTAAACTTACAAGGTGATGTCTTTATGCAAAATCGTGATGGAAGTTTTGAATATCTCGGTCCGTATACCGAAGACAGGTTTGGACCACTTATTCCCCACGGAGGACCAGATAGAGTTTAATGTACAGCCGGCGACCCGAATCGTATCGTCCTCGCCATATGTACTACCCTTAACGGACTCATGATTACTACCGAATACGGTAAACAAAATATTTTTCCTAACGAAACTCCAGCGAGAGTTATTACTAATTACCCTACTAACACCAATCCTATTATGACAAACGAAGCAGAAAGATTTAATGGCTGGGCAGCGATGCTCGGTTTCGTAGCAGCTATCGGTGCATACGCAACAACAGGACAAATCATACCCGGCATTTTTTAAATGGCAACTATCCAACTCAACAAAGAACTAACTACCAGCAACTGGGAAAAGTTTTGTGAGTGGGTAACAAGCACCAACAACCGCCTCTATGTGGGGTGGTTCGGTGTTCTTATGATACCTACTTTACTAACAGCAACCACTTGTTTTATACTTGCTTTCATCGCAGCACCGCCTGTAGACATTGATGGCATTAGAGAGCCTGTTTCCGGCTCGTTATTATTTGGGAACAACATAATATCAGGAGCAGTCGTCCCCTCCTCTAACGCAATCGGACTACATTTCTACCCCATCTGGGAAGCCGGCACACTGGACGAGTGGCTATACAATGGCGGACCTTACCAACTCATCGTGTTCCATTTTTTGATAGGAGTAGCAGCCTATGCTGGAAGACAATGGGAACTATCATACAGATTAGGTATGAGACCTTGGATCTTTGTAGCTTACACAGCTCCAGTATCAGCGGCTCTTGCTGTATTCCTAGTCTATCCTTACGGACAAGGAAGCTTTAGTGATGGTATGCCTCTTGGTATCTCTGGTACTTTTAACTTCATGTTCGTATTCCAAGCAGAACACAATATCCTTATGCATCCGTTCCACATGCTCGGTGTTGCTGGGGTATTCGGTGGAGCTCTTTTCGCTGCTATGCATGGAAGTCTCGTTACTTCTTCGCTCATTAGAGAAACTACTGGATTGGAGTCTCAGAACTATGGCTACAAGTTTGGTCAGGAGGAAGAGACTTATAATATCGTGGCTGCTCATGGTTATTTTGGCAGACTAATTTTCCAATATGCAAGCTTTAACAATTCTCGTGCTCTACACTTTTTTCTGGCTGTATGGCCAGTCGTGGGCATATGGCTCACCTCTATGGGGATAGCTACCATGGCATTTAACTTGAATGGTTTTAACTTTAACCAGTCAATATCTGATGCAAATGGTAAGATTGTTCCTACATGGGCTGACGTCTTAAACAGAGCCAACCTTGGCTTTGAGGTTATGCATGAGCGTAACGCACACAACTTCCCATTAGACCTAGCAGCAGCTGAGTCTACACCTGTAGCTCTTACAGCACCAGCAGTAGGTTAATGGCACATCAAAATTCCACACTGCAAGCCGCTGTCACCCGCTATGGCTTCTATCAAGAAGAGGAAGAGAAGAAGAAAGAAACTGATAAAGAGCTTTCTGACAACGATAACTCTGATAACTAATTTCTTTATCATGTCCGGTGTGGCTCGACACTGGCCACGTGTTCACTCAACTACTACTGACAATGTTTACACCACCATATTGGAATCATAAAAATATTAAATTTCCAGAAGAAGAAATGGATACTGTCATTTCACAACTTAAAAAACTTCCGTCAAAAAAGTATAAGAATTTTACTAGCTTACACTATAATGATGCACACCCAGAGAAAATTTGGGAAGAAGAATATAAGTTGATTTTGGCTGACTTACTTACAGACGTTGGTATACATGAAATGTCTAGATACTCATATGTTTTCTGGTCGCAATATTATACACAAAACAGTTCACATTATATCCATAATCATTTTCACAACTTAATGAATGATATAAGTTTTGTTCATTTTTTAAAAGTAACTGACACTCCTTTATTTAGATTTACAAATTTAGAAGGTGAATACTTTACACCACCTAAACAAAATGAAGGTGATTTTATATGCTTTCCTTCGTGGGTATGGCATGAAGTAATCCCTAATGAATCAGATCAAGAAAGATTAGTTGTTTCTGGTAATATTAAAATTACTAATATGGATAAATATGAAGAATGAGTGGTGGTATGATTGTTATCACACAGCTGAAAATAATGATCTAATAGGAAATTGGTGTATTACTGAAGATTTAAAAGAAGTTCATTATCTTTTTATGAGAGATATTGCACACCTGTTAACGGAGGAAAGAATAAAATCCGTTAAATTAAAATCTATCGCATGGAAAAATAAACATAACTTTCCATTTCCTTGGTTAGGTGAACGCTATAATAACGCTGATACAAATTATTTGGGGATTATTACAACTGGACCTAATCCGTATGATAATGAATATCGAATGGTTGATGGAAGACGTAGAATACATAAGTTATTATCTAACAAAATTATAGAAAGTAATTTTTATGTCATCGAGTGGGATGAGTTAAGACCTTTCTTTAAAAGCCACGTCCGTTCATCCCCCTTGGGGACGCATGCAATCTGACCATGGAACGGGGGTCAGGTATATGGACTTTACAATGACTGTAACTTACGTATATCGTGGCATTGAGTACACAAGAGTAGTTGGTAAATAGGCCACACAGGGAGGTTCGAGTCCTCCCAACTCTCTTGGCTTTTGCCCAGTACGCTGGATACCTTAAGCCGTCTAGACGGTGGGATAGACCACAAAAAAAAACGATCGAAAAAAATTCTGTACAGGAAAGCAATATAACCCTTAACCATAACAATGGCTCAACAGAATAGCACACTGACCACGGCTCTTACACGCCCCGGTCAATCGAATAGCGCAGGCGACGCCCGTGCCCTTTATTTAAAGCTGTTCAGTGGAGAGATGTTCAAAGGCTTCCAGCACAACGCAATTGCTAGGGACCTTGTAATGAAGAGAACCTTATCTAACGGTAAGAGTCTTCAGTTCATCTACACTGGACACACAAAAGCCGAGTATCATACACCCGGTAACAGCATACTAGGTAACACCGATGGTGCACCACCAGTAGCTGAAAAGACAATTACTATTGATGACTTACTTATCTCTAGTGCATTTGTCTATGAGCTAGATGAAACACTTGCTCACTACGAATTGAGAGGAGAGATTTCCAAGAAGATTGGTTATGCTCTTGCACAAAAGTACGATAGACTTATCTTTAGAGCTATCGCTAAAGGTGCTAGACAAGCTTCTCCAATTTCTAAGTCAGGCTTTGTAGAGCCCGGCGGAACACAAATCCGCGTTGGTACTTCTAACCAAGCTAATAACGCATACGACTCAGCAGCTTTAATAGCAGCATTCTATGATGCAGCTGCTGCCCTTGACGAAAAAGGGGTTTCTACTGACGGTAGAGTCGCTGTGTTAAACCCAAGACAATATTACGAATTGATACAAGCTGTCGGTTCTAACGGTCTTGTTAACAGAGATGTACAAGGTTCAGCATTACAGTCCGGAAACGGAATCATTGAAATTGCAGGCATCAAGATCTACAAGTCAATGAACATCCCATTCTTCGGATCATATGGTACTAAGTACGGAACTGCATCTGCAACAAACCCCGGTGTAGCAGATCCCGGAAACACAGGATCATTCGTTGCAGAGACTGCAGAAGACGGTAGAGCTTCTGTAACAGGTCTTAACAACAACTATGGTAACGCTACAGACTTCGCTAACAGCTGCGGACTTATCTTCCAGAAAGAAGCCGCTGGTGTTGTAGAAGCTATCGGACCACAGGTTCAGATTACTTCTGGTGACGTTTCAGTTGTCTACCAAGGTGACGTGATTCTTGGACGTCTAGCTATGGGTGCAGACTTCTTAAACCCTGCTGCTTGCGTCGAGCTAATCGCTGGTGCTGCTACTGGATCTACAGGTAACGCTGTATTCGGTAACACATACCCTGCTAACAGCAACTAATTTATTCTTTATACAGGGGGCTTCGGCTCCCTTTTTTTATTATGCCTTTTCCAACCACAAACGCTACGCAAGAGCTACCAGCTATAAACCAAATACTAACGTCATGTGGTCAAGCTCCTGTAACTACACTAGACCAAACCAACCCGGAAGTTGCGATTGCTTATGATACACTGTTACAGGTGTCACGAGAGGTACAATCCGAAGGATGGACTTTTAATAAGGAGTACCACTACGAATTTACAAAAGATGTTAATAACGAGATTCCTATACCTAATAACATTATACAAATCAAACTAACAGAAAACGCTCAGAACTCACCTTATGATGCTATACGTAGAAGTGGTAAACTGTACGATAGACAGAATCATACCTTTGAGTGGGAGTACAGCCCCATCGAATGTGATGTTATATGGGAGTTTGACTTCATAGATCTACCCGAAGCTATAAGAAATTATATAACAACCAGAGCAGCTAAACTTGTATCTGGTAGAATAGTAGGAGATGATGATCAGTATGCTAGACTTGAAAGAGAGGAAGGACAATCTAGAGCAATAGCTTTAGAGTACGAAACTCAACAAGGTCAGTTTACTATGTTTGGACACCCTCAAGGTCAGCAAGACTACTACCAAAGCTATCAACCTTTTCACGCTTTACAACGCTAATGCCATCAGTTACTCAACGAGTTGACAATTATCTTGGTGGAGTATCTAGACAATCTGATGATAAGAAACTTCCCGGTCAAGTCGAGGAGTGCATCAACGGCTATCCTGATCCAACTTTTGGTCTTACAAAGAGACCCGGATTTCAATGGATAGCAAATCTAGGTACTGGCACTACATATGATAACTCAAAATGGTTCTATATCTCTAGAACTTCAACAGAAAAATATATAGGCTGTATTACACCAGTGCCTTCTGGACAGTCTCAGGGAGCCATTGCAATATGGAATGCTATAACTGGGGCAGCTGCTACCGTAACGTACGGTACAGGGGCACAGGCATACCTTACAGGAGCACGTACAGATTATGATATACTAACTGTACAAGATAAGTCTATCATCACTAACAAAACTGTTACAGTTAACAAGACAGCTGACCCTTCTTTTACAGCTAACAAGCAAGGTACTATTGTCTTAAGTGGTATATCAACTAGCACAACATACAGTGGTACTGTAGCTGGATCAAATTGGACTGTAACTACAGACAGTGATGATTCTTACTCTGATGCTTTAGGTAAGATAAAGACAGCTATAGATAACTTAACTATATCTAACTTAACAGTTACTAAACTAGAAAACTCATTACATTTATCACGTACTTCTGCATTTACATTAACAGGTACTGGTGGTATATATGGTACACAGCTAAATGCATTTCAGAATGAGGTAGCTACATTAGCTGAGTTGCCTAACCAATCTATGCACAACCACGTTGTTAAGATTATTAACAGTGGTGCAGTTACAAAACCTTATTACTTAAAGTTTGTAGCTAATGATGGTACATCCGGTAAAGGTTACTGGACTGAAGGATTAGATCCAAGTAAATCTACTGGACTTGATGCAGCAACTATGCCACACGAGTTGTTAAATACCGGAACTAATGCATTTACATTTCAACGTGTAGCATGGACAGCTAGAACAGTAGGAGACGATGAGACTAATTCACATCCTTCTTTTGTAGGATCTAAAATACAACAGTCATTCTTCCATAACAACAGGTTAGGATTCTTGTCTGAGGATAATGTCTCCATGAGTCAGTCAGGTGATTTCTTCAATATGTATCACGCTTCTGCTCAGATTGTTGTAGACTCAGACCCTGTTGATTTAAGTGCAAGCACAACTAAACCGGTTGCACTTCATAGTGTATTACCATCTACACAAGGTCTTGTGTTATTTAGTGCAAACCAGCAGTTTCTTATGGGATCTAATGACGGTATACTTACACCAACAAAAACCGTTATACGAGCGATTGCTAACTATGAAATGGATACGATCATTGACCCTGTTGATACTGGTACTACAATTAACTTTGTCAGTAAGACCCCTAGTTATACACGGATCTTCGGCATGGTCACACGTGGAGAAAACGAAAACCCACAGGTAGTAGACATCGGAAAGATAGTTAGTGAGTGGGTACCATCTACTGTAGATACATTAATTGCAAGTGCTCAAAACCAGTTTATTGCATTCTCAGGACAAAGTACAAGATACATATATTTCTTTAGATCTTATTCTGAAGGTAACGAAATAAAGCTACAAACGTGGTTTAACTGGGAAGCACCCGGAACTGTACAAACTATAGCAGCTGACTCTGATGACTTCTTTGCTGTAACAAAACAGGGTGGCCAATTCACTCTTAGCAAAGCTAGTCTTAGTCAAAGTCCAGAAGACGCTATTATTGTTAATAATGATGGGCAGAGACTAAATCCATGTATGGACTTATATGCGACTGCAAGTTCAGTAGTTTGGGATTCTACAAATGAGTTTTCCAAATGTTTTATACCATATAATGATGCAACTAATCTTACACCAGTACTCATTATTAAAGGTACTACAGCTACAGGTCAGTTTATTGAATCTGGATTTACTATATCACCAGAACGTGCTGTCGAAAGTGGTAACACATATTTCAAAGTACCATTTAAAAACTTAACAAGTGTAGCGAGTGATGTTATAGTAGGCTATAAGTTTGACTTTGATGTCACATTACCAAAGACTTACTATAAAGTAGACGATGCTATGAAGCAGAGTGACTTTACTGCTAATCTTACAATAGCTCGTATGAAGTTTGCTGTAGGATTATCAGGAGTTATGGCATTTAAACTAAAGTCAAAAGGTGTGCGTCAAGGTAAAAAAGAATATACAGGTGATGGATCTACAACAGTCTTTAGTTGGATTAATGATGACTTAAACTATGTAGACAATGATCAAGTAAAAGTAACAGTAGATAATGTGGTAACTACTGCATTTACTATAGATACTACAAGCGGTAACGTACCTAAGATTACATTCAACTCTGCACCAGCTGATAAATCTAAGATAGTTATATTTCTTGATGAGTGGTATAACCTTAATCCAGTTATATTAGCAGATCAATATTTAGCTAACGATATTGCTATTTCAGATCACACTGTATTTACCTTACCTATACATCAAAAAACAGATAATTTTACATTAAGATTATTCAACGACTCACCATTCCCTGTCTCTTTAAATTCTATGATGTGGGAAGGAATATACTCACCTAGATTTTATTTGAGGAAATAACATGTTACCATGGATAGCACCAGTAGTTGGAGGGCTTGTCGGATTATATGGGGCAAAGAAAAGCTCCGACTCCGCTAAAGAAGCCGCTCGATTACAGAATCAGGCAACAGATGCTCAATACCAATATGATACGCAGGCTTGGGAAATGCAAAAACAAGCGGCCATAGCGGATCGAGACTTTGCTGTTAAAGAAATACAAATGAAAGCACAGCAAGAAGGACAACTTGCTGCGTATAAAGATGCTTCTAATTTACAGAACTATAATTATAATCTTCAGATTCGTAATATGGAACAGGAGACGAATGAAAAGATGTTCCAAAAGTCTGAAGCTATATATGCCGGACAAGTCGGTATAAATGCACAAGAAGCGAGAGCTGCAAGAGAAGATGAAAAACGTAAATTAGAAGAAATAAGAACTGAAAGTTTATATGAAAAGAATGATGAATATCTCGATATGCTATCAGCAGAAGGAGAGATACGAGCTCGAGGTGTAACAGGTCGATCCGCAGAGAAAGCTCGTTCTGTAAAATTACTAGAAACATCACAAAAATTAGCACTCCTAGATTTGTCGTTAGCAAACGCTACACGAGAATCTAATAGTACACTTAGGGCTATAGGCCGAGAATCAACAGTTGCTGATCTAAATGCTTATGCAGCTAGAATGCTCGACCCCGGTGTGCTACCTATGCCAATCACACCACTTGCAACACCACAAGCACAATACATGTATCCACGTGTATTCCAAGACTACGACTTTGGACCAGAACCAATAAGAGGAGCTATGGCTTCTCCAGCGGCTGCGTCGAATAGAGTCTGGGGTACAGCTATTACAAGTCTTGCAAGCACAGCGACCGATTTAATAAAAGCCTTCAATACTTAACATACTATGGCAAGAAGTAAAAGCTACAAGAGGTACGCCTCTGGTGGCAATCCTCGAAACCTACAATTAGCTGCTGGGCTACGGCCAATGGAAGAGCAGACTAATAGAAAGGTTCGACAACTTGAAAAGCTAGCCGGACAGCAAAGCACTCAGTCTCGAGAATATCTACAAGACATGAGGGGTAAGCTATCTAGAGAAGCTGATAATAGAAAAGAAGTCTATGAGATAGAAGAAGTAACTCCTCGTAAACTAAGATCAGAAGCTTTAAAAAATAATAATATTAGACAACAAGAAAACTTTAAACAAAGAATTAAAGATCAAGAAGATTTAGCACAAGTGTGGGCGGATTTATCTCCTACACTAGCTAGAACTTTATCCGAAACAGCCAGTACTACTGTTGACTTTTTTCAGAAAAGAAGTTCTGTAGAGGAATATAATAAGTCAGTAGCTAGAGGTGATATAATCAACATCTCGAATTTCTATGCTATTCAAAAGGCTAAGAAAGCAGACGAGCTTAATAAGATTATTGAACAACGTGCTATTCTTCTTGAGAAGTATAAGAAGACAGGAAAGGTAGAGTTTAAACAAGAAGCTGATTACTTAAGATCCCTTGAAAAAACCAGCAACCCTTACACACTAAGTAAAAGAGCTAATGATGCTATCGCAATGGCTCCCGCAACTGTTGACGATCTGATTTCAAAGATGCTGACAGACGAAGAAACCGGTCAACTTCTAGCTGATCATAAAGATATAGCTTCACATATACAGTTTAGAGGTATGGAGGTGATATATCAACTTGGTCTTAATCCTAAATCAGCAGATGGGATAAAGGTACAAGAGAAGTATCGATCACTAGCTCTGACTTATGAACACCAGTGGAGTTTAAGACACGAGCATGCCTCAGAAACAGATATTATTAATACTAATGTAGAGGCACTTGGCTCATCTACCACTTACGAAGATAAGAATAATGCATTTAAAAACATTTTTGTTTCTCTTTCTGCATTACCTGAGCAGAGTAGAAGTGGTGTTTGGACTGAGGTATTTGGTAAGAATAAGATAAGTGAGTTTGAAAGTAAAGCCGCAGAGTTATTACAGACTCCTAAATATGCTAGTAACTGGGAACTATTTAAAGAAGAGGTATTAGGTAAGACACTTGAGAATCCGCTTGGATATGTTATTGTAGGTGCAAAGGGGGACTTAACTAAAAAACATAATCGTCTTTTAGGTAAGCATCCTGACTTAGAATCTAGATTACTTCTTGAATTTGAAAAGGCTAATAGAGATTATACTAAAGCTCAACAAGCAAAAAAAGAATCAAAAGATTTAAACGACGCTACTCCTTTTATTACTGCTGTTGATAATGGTGATTATGACGGAAGGCCAAAGGATCTATTGAAAGATTATTGGAAATTTAGGCACAACCCAGTAGTTAATAAAAAATTAGGAAATAGGCTACATTTTTCAGATGAGTCAATAAATAAAGGTCTATATAAGAGTCAGATATTCAACGACATGCGTTCTGGAATTACAAGGACTATTGTAGAATCGTGGATGACTGGACCAGAAAGAGATCAAGATATCACATGGGCTCATGATAACTTTTATGAACTAGCAGATATATTAAATGTAGAGGTTAATAAGTTAGATGATGAATTACTTACAACAGGTAAGGAGAAACTCACATCTCTTCTGAATGATAACCCCCTAAGTACTAGCCGACATGAATCTGCCGGTCCGATAGAGAGAGATATGGCTGCATTTCTGCTTACTTACTTTGTAAATAATAGAGGACGCTTTGAGGAAGGGACAAAGGGAGCTCGAGCTGCTTGGGACACAGCACAAGCTCAACTTAATTTTATGTTAGGACTTGATGAGAAGAACGTGCCTGTAAAAGCAGATCCGGACACTGGCATTAGAGGTCACGGCGAGTTTAGGCACAGAGAAGGTTCTACTGGAGAGAGTCGAACAGTATTTTTAAACAACGTAGGGACAGTTTATAACGGTACATCGGCAGGAGAAATAAGAAGTGTAATTGATGGTGACACTGAGGATGCAAAAGGTAAACAAGCAAGACTTAATTATCTTATTAATGCTGTTGGTGTTGACGCTAAAGATCATTTTACTGATTCATTCCTTTTAGAAACTAAGGACACAAAAGGTCATCCAGCTAACCATCCTATACTACAACAGATTTACCCACATTTAAACAAGTTTGGGATCAGTAGAAAGGAGTTTTTAGGAGAAGTCGTTAAGGTAAGATTTCCAGACAGTAAAGATCAGAAAGATAAGTTTGTCGAAACAATCGGTAGTGATTGGTGTGATGAACATTTCAAGCCTGCTCAAAATATAAAAAATCCAAATGACAAAATTATGGCAGTGTGTATGGATAGAGTCTCTAAACAGACTAATATACCTAAATCATTTTTAGCTCTCTATGCAAGTGCAGACCCAAAAGTAAAAGAGTATTTACTAGAAAAAAGAGATAAATTCCAACCGGGGGTAACAGATGGAGGAGAATGAATTAGATATAAGGGAAACATTTTACCCAGAAGGAGTACAACAAGAAGAAGTACCTACAACTGAAACACCTTCCGTAGATGCTGCTCCTGTATTTCCTTCACCTTTTCAAGCGAAGTATGGTAATAGCTCAGTAGACTTATCTATTAAAGATAATAATGATAAGATGCTACAAGAGTATGATGCTTATTGGAATGAAAAAGATGAAGATAAAAGAAATCAATTAGGTGAAGAGTTTCACCAAAAGTACTACGGCATGTCCTTAGAAGAAGCTAAGGAAGCTAAACGTCAAAATATGGGTAGCATGTATGGATCATCTAATCCACTTGAAGTCTTAAATAATACATTTCAAGGCATGGCTACACCCGGAATGGGACTTGCAGATTTCTTTTTAGATGCAGCTGGTACATTAATTCCCGGAATGGATAGGGTAGATGATGCTTGGGATGAAGCTACAAAGTTTGATAACCAATATTATCAGGGTATACGTCGTATCTCTTCGATTGTATTACCTTCAATGTTGTTTAGTAATGTAGCTGCTTCAAAGATAAATCAAGTAATGCCACACGCTAGTAGGTTTACTTTACCTTGGTGGAAAAAACTAACTGCTAGCATGGCAGTACATGGTTTAGGAGATGCAGGCATATTAGGTCTAAGCGATGTCGGAGAGGATGACTCACTTACTACAACTATAAGTGAAATGTTCCCCGAAACTTTTGGACCTAAAGGTAGAATACCATTACCTGACTTATTTAGAACAACAGATAGTGACAGCCCCGGTGTACGAAAAGTTAAGAATATGCTGGAATCTGCACCCTTTAGTATTTTTGGAAGTATTGCCGGTATCTATTTAGATAACAACACCATGGGCGGTGCTAAGAGAGCTATGCAATGGTTTGAGCCTCTTGACGATAATGCTGTTCAATATAAAAGATTACAAGAACAGATAGGAGCCGAGACTGCAGATTTAATACGTTTACAAGAAATAGATCAATTACTATCTATGGGCGGTGATAATCTTAGTAAGCAAATGCAAGACATTCTTATTAATGAGAAACTACGAATTGAAGAAGCTTTAGGTGGTGTTAAAAGTGTAGATGATGCTATGAAACAGTTAGGTATCATTGAAGATGTTGAAACATCATCAGCTATTGATAGAAAATTAGAAAGTTTTGAACAGTTAGAATTAGACTTAAATGCATCTGGATTAGATCCTGATATAAATAAAGATTTATTATCTGATGCAGCTACTGCAAAACAAACTACTCCTCAAGGAAATATAGCTCGTAATATGGCTGATACTACAGCTATTAAAAACGGTACTTCATCTGGAGACCCTGCGCCAATCATTACAGACTCCATGAGAAAGAAAGGTCTTATGGTAGGACCAACTTCTCGCGATGCTGTTGTAGGTGTCGGAGAAGCTGCCAGAATAGCTGGTAGATTTGATGCTGTTGTAGATGGTGTGAGAGTTAGTTCCAAAGAAATGAACGCAGCTGCATGGGGTATCTATCAAGATATCATTAACCCAGAATCTACACTAGACGATGTTAAAAAACTATTCCTTGAGAATAGAGATGTAAAGAACTTACTTATGGGTAAGTTTCAGATTGAAGTTATTAATGAAGATCAAGCAAGAGCAGCAGCGTTTGCGATGCGTGACCTTGTTGATAAATTCTTAGGTAGAGAAGTTACAGAATCCTCTGCTAGAGTTATGGATACTTTAGGTAGAGAAGCTGCAACTATCTCACAAGCTGTTACTGATATGGCTCCGTTTATAGACGATAACCGTGCAATGGATATCGTACTTGATAAACTACTATTCTTAATGGATGAGTATGCACTTAACAAGTATTTATCCGGTTGGTCATTACGTAACAAAAACTGGTTTGATCAGATACCGCCTCAAACTGCAGATGAAGGTATTGAAACATTACTGTCAGAATTTCAGATTGCTGAAAATAGTATACATGCTAAAAACTTAAAGTTTACTAAGGAACTTAAGCGTTTAGCGAAAGAAAATCCAGCAGCTATAAGACCATTGGTTGACGCTTTTGGACATACAAATGGTGATGTAGATAGTTTAGCTAAATTGTTTAAATGGGCAGAACAGCAAGTAACTCCTACTGGATTACTTAAAAGTCCTGATCCTAAAAACATGAACCTATTTGCTAAGGCTGCATGGGGTGTACGATACAATAATATGTTGTCTGGTATATCTGCATTCAGAGCTGCATTAGGTAACACCGCACAGCTTGTACTTAGACCGATGACTGCATTACTAGGTCACGGTATTACTGGTAATATTGATGGTATAAAACGTACTATATACTATAATACTGCTGTATTTGAAACAAACAGAAGGGCTCTTATTGATGGCTTCCAAATGTTGAAGAAGACTCATAAAGATCCTACTGCTATGATGAGAAACTTCCGTAAGGACTTTGTCTTTAAGACAGATACTACATGGGATATTCTGGATGACGTAGCTAAACTTTGGGAAGCTCAAGGTGAGTGGGGTAAAGCTTATCAGTATAAAACAGCTTCAACATTAAAGCAAATGGCTGGTATGAGTGGATTACGTTATGGTATGACCGCTATGGTATTTCCTGACGTATTTACTAATACACACATCGCACATTACATGTCCCGTGTTAAAGCTTACGAAGATGTATTTGCTGAATTTGGTAGTACCTATGGTAGGACAGCTCAGAAAGCTTTAGCAGAAGCAGAATCACGACACTATAAGTCATTCTTTAATGCAGATGGTTTAATTAAGGATGACGTTGTTAATGCAATTAAAGGTGAGATACAGCTTAACTTAGATGATGGTTTATCTACATGGTTAAATGATGCTACAACAGCTTATCCAGTATTGAAAGAAGTTATGGCGTTTCCACGTACAGCTTCTAACTCTATGAAAGCTGCATCATCATGGACACCTATAACTTTAATTCCCGGACTTAATAAATATAGTAAAACTATTTATGCTAGAAGTCAAGAAGATATCGCTGCAGCTTTATTAGAACATGGTATTAATGTAGCTAAGGAACCACATGCCAAAGTCATCTTTGAAAACTTAAGAGCTGAATATATTGGTAGATTAGCCTTTGCTGGCCTACTAACAACAACACTATTTCAGTATGCTATGGCTGGTAATATCCGTGGTAATGGACATTACAATCAATCTCGTAGAAACAAAGAAAGAGATGAAATGGGCTATGAACCAAAAACTATCAATATAGGCGGTAGATGGGTTAGCTTTAAAGGTATTGTAGGTATAGATCAGATACTTACTCTTATTGGTGATATGGCGTATTACGCTGGTGATGCTGATGAGCATATACTTGAAAACTACATGGGAAAACTTACATGGACTATAGGTGCTACATTCTTAAATGAGTCTCCTTTAGCTGGTGTAGAACCATTGTTTGATGCTTTAAACGGTAACGTACGTGCATTCAGAAGACTCGTAGCTCAAAGTGCTAGATCATGGATACCTCAAAGTGGAAGTTTAGGAGTTGTAGCTAGTGCTATTGACTCTGCTCAGAAAGATATAGGAGACGACTGGATTGACTATATTAAGAATAGCTTACCCGGATTTAAAAATACTCTTCCTAATCAAATAGATATATGGACAGGTGATCCTTTAAATGATATTAACAACCCTTGGTTAAGAGTACTTAATGCTATCAGTCCTGTGAAGGTAAGCGAAGGAGAAGAGCCTTGGAGACGCTACTTACGTGATATAGGCTATAATGGCCTCAGCATGCTAAGTATGGACTCTACAGGGTCATATGAGTGGGAACCAGCAGAAAGAGAAGCTATCAACAAACTCATAGGTGAACAAAAGTTATATAAAGAGATCGAGCGTATTATGAAAGTTAAACGCTATAATGATGAAATAAAATCATTAAAAGATCATAGAAAGAATAATGCGGAATTAAATAAAGATAGAATTAAATTAAAAACAAATCTCTTACCTGTACATCAGGAAATTAATATGTTACTTCGCAATGCTTTAAAACTTGCAGAATCTCAATATTTAGCAGAACATCCTAATGTACAACAATCTATTATAAATGCTATTAAAGCAAAAGCAGCAATGAAAACTGGTGATGTGCAAGGCGCTGCTGAAATACAAAAAAGAGATTTACAAACAAAACAACTTATAGAATACGGTAACTAACACATGGCTGTTACACAAAACGTTTTTACAGGTAATGGCTCCACCACCAATTACTCATTTACATTTCCATATCTTAAGACATCTGACGTAAAAGCAAGCGTCGATGGGGTTGCTACAACGGCATTTACACTTGCCAATGCTACAACCGTACAATTTAATACACCTCCAGCGAACAACGCTGCCATTTTAATATTTAGAGAAACGGGTATTGATGATTTAACAGCTACATTCTTTGCTGGTTCTGCAATCAAGTCAGAAGATCTGAATGATAACTTTACGCAGAACCTTTTCGTTACACAAGAGGTAAACAATCGTTTCCTAAGTATCCTTGGCGGTAACGCTATGGAACAGGACTTACTATTAGGTAAGAGTGTTGACATCGTAATGGAGGGCGAAACAGGTAATGATAATAATAAACTTACTATAAAAGGTGGTGATCCTACAACTAATAGGACTATCACCTTTCCTGACGTCACTGGTACTGTCGTAACAACAGGAGACACAGGCACCGTAACATCTACCATGATAACTGATGGTACGATTGTCGATGGTGACATAGCAAACACTACCATCACAGGTGGTAAATTAGTTAATGATACAATTACTGCTGCTCAAATAGCAACTAATGCTGTGACAGTTAATGAGCTAGCAGACAACGCTGTGGACAGAGCTGCTATTGTTAATGACGCAGTAGACGGAACTAAAATAGCTGACGACAGCGTAGACTCTGAGCATATAGTAGCAGATTCTTTAGACACAGAGCATTATGCACCGGGGTCTGTAGACAATACAGCTCTAGGATCAGATGCAGTAAATGGTGACAAGATAGCTGATGACACTATTAACTCTGAGCATTATGTTGATGGAAGTATTGATACAGCTCATATTGCAAACGGTGCTGTAACTGATACTCAAATAGCTACTGGTACGTTAGATAACAGATACTACACAGAATCTGAACTAGATGGAGGTCAGCTAGATAACAGATATTTTACAGAAACAGAGCTTACAGGGGGAGCATTAGATGGTAGGTACTACACGGAGACAGAAGCAGAAGCTAAATTCCTTAGACAAGACTCTAGCGAAACTATTGCTAGTGGAGTTGCTTGGTCTAACTCTGATGCATTCGTGGCTACTACAGCTGCTATCAATGCCCGTATTATTGACCTTATCGATGATGTCGGTGGTTTTACTGCTATTGCTAACGAAACTTCTTTCCCAGATACTAACCCGCAAGGAACCAGCGGCCAAGCAGCTATTTTAAGTGTTGCTACTATAGGCACAGCTCGTACTCCTAGTGGTACAACTGTTACTATTGCTAATGGTAATGCTTCTAGCAACGCTACAATTACAATTACTGGCGTACCAAGTACACTACCAGCAGGCTTCGGTGTATTAGTAGAGTCTACAAGTACATTACATACATATACATTCCATAGACTTGTACCGAAAGCAACAGAAGTTACTACAGTAGCAGCTAACGCAACAGCAATAGCAGCAGCTGGAAACAACGTAACAGATATAAATAACTTTGTTGACTTATATCAGATAAGTGCTAACCAACCTTCACAAAGAGCTGATGGTACTTCCCTAACTGAGGGAGACCTATGGTATGATAGTAGTAATGACAACATACGTGTGTATGATGGTAGCGCTTTTGCAGCTGTTACCCCTACACAACAAGTATTAAATGATATAGCTATCGTCTCAGGTGCTGTAACATATCAAGAAGATTTAGGTCTAATTACTGACGCAGTTACTACGGGTAGCTCTAATGGCTCACTAGATATAGTAGCAGATGCGATAGAAGATGAAGTAACTTTAGCTATTACAGTTGAAGATCATAGTGGTAACAAGTATATCATAGATGGTGATAGTTCAAATCCGGCAAAAGCTCTTACCTTGTACAAAGGTTGGACATATACATTTGATCAAAGCCATTCTAGCAACCTTAACCATCGTATAGGATTTAAGACAGACTCAGGTAGTTACACAACTAATGTGGAGACATCTACAGCAGGGCCGGGTAATGCTGGTTCATATGTTAAAATTACAATACCAGAGTCACAACCTACAGGATTTAGATATTACTGTACTGTACATGGTAATGCTATGGGTAACACCATAACTGTTAAAGATGATCCATTAAAAACAGTAGCTGATAATATAAGTAGTGTAGCTGCAGTAGCAAATAATAACAGTAATATTAATGCTGTTCATAGTAATGCATCTAATATTAACTCAGCTGTATCTAACGCATCTAACATTAATAGTGCGGTCAGCAATGCTAGCAACATTAACAGTGTAGTCAGCAATGCTTCCAATATAAATACAGTTGCTGGTGATATATCTAATGTTAACTCAGTAGGTAACAACATATCTAATGTTAATAGTGTTCATAGTAATGCATCTAACATAAACAGTGCAGTATCTAACGCTAGTAACATAAACACTGTTGTTGGATCGATATCTAATGTTAATACAGTAGCTACAAATATCTCTAACGTTAATGACTTTTCTGATAAGTACCGAGTAGCAAGTTCAGCACCAACAAGTAATAATGATGCTGGTGACCTTTACTTCGATACTTCATCTAACGAACTTAGAGTTTATAATGGCAGTGCATGGCAAGGTGGTGTTACAGCTACAGGTAACTTGGCTGGTACAGGTGCTAACACATTTAGTGGTGATCAAACAGTTAATGCAAACATCGTTGTCACAGGAACAGTTGATGGTGTAGACATAGCTGCATTTAAAACTTCATTTGATAATCTTAGCACAGATATAGTGAATGACACTACTCCACAACTAGGTGGTGCATTAGATGGTCAGAACAACAACTTAAATAATATAGGTACTATAGATGGTACAAACTTACAACTAGACTTCGGAACAATTTAATGGCAAAATTATTACAATTAAGAAGAGGAAATACCTCTGCACATGGAACCTTTACCGGAGCCGTAGGTGAAGTTACTATCGACACAGAAAAGGATGTACCTGTAGTACATGACGGCTCAACACAAGGCGGACATCCAGTAGCAGCAGAAGATATGTCTAACGTTTCTTCTGCTTCTATTGTAAGTAGAATAGGTAACTCACATTTAGCTGGTGTTAAAGTCCAACCTAATTTTGGATCTCAAAATGTAGAAACAACAGGAACTTTAAGTAGTGGTGATATAACTATATCTGACAACTCGCCAAAATTAACTTTTACTGATGGAGATCAAGATCCTGATTATGAAATATTAGTTGATGGTGGAGCTTTTGCTATACGAAGTGGTGGAAGCAACAGAATACGAGTTAAAAGTGACAACGATGTGGATATAACTGGCAACCTAGACGTTGGTGCTGGTGTTGACGTAACAGGCGATAGTGAATTTATAGGTGATGTAAAATTTGATGGTGCAACTGCTGGAAGAGATATTCTTTTTGACAGATCATTAGATAAACTTCACTTTTCTGATAATGCCGTTGCTGCTTTTGGTGACGGTTCAGATGTACAAATTTATCATAACGGAACTGCTGGATACATAGATTCAGCAGGCAACGATACTTTATTTATTCGTAACGGAACTACTGGTGGAAAAATAAAAATTCAAGGTAACAGTGGCGAAGAAAGTATTATTGCAAATCACGATGGGTCAGTAGAGCTATATTACGACGACGATAAAAAGCTTGAGACAGATACAAGTGGATCAGTAATTACAGGTAGATTAGCTTTTAATAATACTGGTTCAAGTATTCAACTTGCGGACGATCAAAAAGTAGCCTTCGGAGCTGGTCAAGACCTACAAATTTATCACGATGGGACAGATAACTTATTGGCTGCAAGTAATGGTTCTATAAAACTTTCTGCGGCTGGATACTACATTAATAATGCAGATAATTCTCACAATTTTATACGTTGTGAAAACGTATCAAGTAATAATTTAGTTTCATTACATTTTAACAACAGTAAAAAGTTTGAGACTACAAATACAGGTGTCTCTGTAACAGGTGCTTTAGTAGCATCTGGTGACGTAACCGCATTCTCTGACCAAACACTTAAGAAAGATATAACTACAATTAATGATGCTTTAGGTCTTTGCGGTAAGTTAAGAGGTGTTTCTTATAAATGGATAAAAGATGACAAACCAAGTATTGGTGTTATCGCACAAGAAATAGAAGCACATATTCCAGAGATTGTTTCTACTACACAACTAGACGGTAAAGATGTAAAGTCTGTAGATTACGGAAAAATAGTTGGTGTTCTTATAAATGCTGTTAATGAATTAAAAGCAGAATTAGATGAATATAAAGCAACTTTTGAAACAATAAAAATGCAAGATCTTGGAGCTATGGACGGAGATGTGGTTCTACAGAAGATACTTGTTCTTAAGAAGGAAAGCTAATGGCTATTAAAAGTTCAGGTTCACCACTAGCAATTACAGAAATTGTAGATGAGTTTGGGGGTACAGCCCCTCACTCTTTATCGGAATACTACAGAGATGGTGGCAGTGTTCCGGGAAATAATACTTCTGTTCCGACTTCTGGTGAAATATCCATGTCTAATTTTTATGATGCAGTAAACGAAATCCAACATACTGCTAGTAATAATGATACTAACCTTAATTTAGCAACTATTTTTGGAAGCAATTGGGGAACTGCCGTACCTAAACAATTTATTATTCCTAGTGGCGTAACTGTTGGTGGCACTAATACAGCTGCTATAAGTGTTCCTACTGGGATGGCCGGTACTTTACTTATAAACGTTTCTGGTAATGTTCATGGATTTGGAGGTGCTGCGGGAACTAGCGGAAGCGGTGGAGACGGTGGTAATGCTATATATTGTCAACAAACAACTGGTGTCACAATAACCCTAAACTCTGGCGGCGTTATTTATGGCGGCGGTGGAGGCGGCGGCCGAGGTGGATCTGGAGGAACCGGTGGCCAAGGTGGCCAAGGTGGAACTGGTGGTAACGGACAACGATACAATACTACATTTAGCGGTGGTTCTGGCGGTTCTGGCGGCTCCGGAGGAGCTGGTGGAGCTGGTGGAGCTGGTGGCGTAGGTCAAGGTTATAACCAATCTGCTGGTTCTGGTTCTGCTGGATCTAACGGTTCTGGCGGTTCTGGCGGTTCTGGCGGATTCAACCCTACTCCACAAACCATCTATCCAAACTCCGAAGACATGGCTCACTACCCTGATAACGACTCATTTGGTGGAACCGGCGGTACCGGTGGCTCCGGTGGCTCTGGCGGACAGGGAGGCACTGGCGGTGCCGGTGGAGCATTTGGAAATTCGGGATCTACTGGTGCTACTGGAAATCAGGGTGCTACTGGAAGTACTGGTAGCACTGGAAGTAATGGTGCTTGTCAATATAATAATGCTTGTACCATGTATGTTATTCTTGGTTTTTATAATGGATCAGCAGGGTCTGGAGGATCAGCAGGGAGTTCTGGGTCAGGAGGTTCTAGTGGAGGATTAGCTGGTTATTACATATATAATCGTGCTTCAATCACATTTAATAACAATGGAACTGTAGGCGGTAGATAACTGGAAATACCTACTTTTCCTACTATACAAACCCCGTCAATACCTCTCCCTACAGCAGATGTTCCCTCATATCAACCTTTGGTCGTACCTCCGAGCGATTTACGAAGACCCAAAGGCACAGAAGAGGTACAGACAGCAGAAAACCCACCCCCAAAAATCCACTTTCCACCATTACCTAGTATTACTCTACCCTCTCAGGAAGTTTTAGTTGCTGCGTCTGTTACAGCTGTAACGGCTGTAGCAGCTGCAACTGTTACACAACCTATAATTAACGCACTAAAGGAAAAAATACAAAAGTTCTTACAAGGCAAGATAAATAAATGGAAACAAAACCGCCAGAAAAGAAAGGAATCATCAGCAAGTTAAAAGATGCTGCTGAAGACAAAGAACATCAGATAGAAATATTAGGAACATTTGTAAGGCTCGGTGTAGTTGTCTGGTCAGGTTTTATCATCACCATGAACTATATAGATATACCGATGGTAAAAAAATCAGGCAACTCTGATATTACTTTTGTCGCTAGTGTTTTTACTGGAGCCTTGGCAACATTCGGACTTACTACTGGCAAGAATGGTAGTAGTAAACCACCTACTTGCCCAATGATGAAAAAACAAGATACACCAAAAACATGAAGAAATGGATTCTTCTCTTGGCTCTGTTATCACCCAGCATAGCTAGAGCAAATACTGTCACGCCTCAGTTTACGACTGGTAGCATGAACAGCACAACAACTACCACTCAAACTATAGTGGAGACGGAGCAAGTTCAAGTATATGGTGCAGCCGTAAACACTTGGTCTGGTACAAACATAACTCCGTCAGCAGATATTACAACAAGCGGAACAACCTTTTCCGTAACTAATGCATCTAACCCATGGAGTTTAGAAACAACAACAAGAGCAGCAGGGTTAGTAGAACAAAGAGATTATACACGCAACTATACAATAAACTCTACTACTACGTCGCTCTCTGTGTTCTCACAGTAGCACCTGTATACGCAGAAGGAGATACAGTTAATAAATCAAATCCAGTCGCAGCAGCTACTGGTAACGTCACCAATCAGGCAGTGCAATTCCAAAACAACGGAGCATCGTCACGACAGGTGTATGGCCCTAACATACAATGCAATGGGTCAACCATGACTTTTAGTCCGTTCTACATGGGCAACGATTCCGAACCTAGAGATCCAGATGGATATGTCATAAGTGAGAACTGGGGATTCCAGCTTAACTTTATGGTGCCACTGGACAGAGAAGGACTCAAGCAATGTAGGCGGATAGCTAAACGTCAAGAAGAGAAGATGCAGCTAGACTTTGAGCTTGTACGAGCATTGAAGTGTGCAGAGCTGCAACAAAGAGGTTTTACTATACGGCCTAACACAAGAGTATATCACATATGCTCAGATATAGTACCAATACAATCATTACTACCTAAACAAAATGCTAGCAATTCTAAAACCAATCGTTTTAACATTTTTAAAAAGTGACAAGTTTAAAGGCTTCGTCGTTGATCTACTCGAAAAGCTAGTCGAGCAAACTGATAATAACCTTGATGACAAGGCATTAGCTATAGTTAAAAAAGGACTTGATATAGAATGACAGATACCAGAGTAATACCTAAGAAAGCTGGCGAGGAAAGTTTTAACGAACTCCACTACCTTGTAACCGAAGAGTTCTTACGTAAAATAAAGTGTGGTGAAGCAAAAACTCAAGACTTAAAAGCAGCATGTGATTGGCTTAAGACTAATGACATAACAGGTGTTGCTCTTGAAGGCAGCCCACTTGACAAACTAGCTTCGATCATACCGAAGGTAGATCCAGAATTAGTAAAGAGCAGACTCTATGGCAAGACCCGGACCTAAGCTTAGTCCTAATCCCGGTAAAACTGCAAAGTACTACCGAAGCAACCCAAAGGCTAGGAAAAAGCACAACGAAACAAATAAAAAGATTAATAGCACTCCCGCTAAACGAGCATACCGTCGAGACCTTATGAAAATACGTCGAGACCGTAAACCCGGACCACAGACAGATATGTCACATAAAGGTGGCAGAATCGTGGCAGAATCACGAAAAACAAACCGTGGAAGAGGCGGAGCTAGCAGAAGTTAATCTATGACACCATTACTACCAAAACCTGATTACTATTTACACAATTTAATAACCATGACAAGTTCAGAATCTAAAAGGCTCTGGAGAAGAGCTATCAAAGAGCACTTCAATTGTCAATGTGTTTATTGCGGAAAATCCTATGAATTACACAACCTTACTATTGATCATGTACACCCTAAATGCAAAGGGGGCGAGGACATTACAACGAATGTTGTTTCCTCGTGTCAACGATGTAATCAGGCGAAAGGTAGCACTAACTGGTTAGACTGGATGAGGTCGACATTCGGTATTACAGATAGAGAACAAACTATACTACAGCATATACAATAATGCCACATACAAAATCCCATAAGAGAGGGGCAAACATGAAGGGCTATTCTATTAAAGAATTAGTACCTGAGAATCTTGGTGAAAAAATTATAAAAGGTAGGCTTCTTGAAGGAACTTTTGATAATATAGGAGCTGGAATACAACAGGATGTAGATAAATGGTCTGATGATGACAATTTAAACATTCATGAAAAAAGACTCAAGGAACTTCTTATAGGTGTTGGAGATACATATTCAGATATGCGTACGATAGATAAAGAAGAGTTGAAAGAGGCATGGAAAAATCCTATAGACTTTAAAAATCAAGTAGGTTCATTTCTCGGAGTAAGAGGTCTTGAAGCTGCCGCTTGGTTATCAGATCAAACTCTTGGACGGTTTGGAAGAGGGATTGGTCAAGCACTTAGAATAGATCCACGTGGTAGAGAAGTACTAGGTGTTGCATCTCAATTCTATACCCCTCTGGGTGTAAAAAAGTTACCCGGTTTAACTAAAGGGTTTTTAAAGACCAGAATGGGTCAACAAATGCTTAACGAAGCAGGCTTTAATTTAGGCATGCACTATCGTAGTGGTAAAGCAACAGTTGATTCTGTAAAAAAGGTTGGTAAGAAAGTTAAACAAACACTTACTGAAAAGTTCAGTAAAGACCCAAGCAAACGAGTAGTTAATACTAAACCTATAGAAAAGACTATAGATGACGTTGTAGCAAAATCTCCTAAAGATATTAGAGCTATTATTAAAATAGCTAAACAAAATCATATTAGTTTAAGTAAAGCCGAAGATTGGGTTAACCTATCGAAACGAGCCATTAGACCTAAACAGAGATTAAATCCGGGAACTAACGAAGGTAACAGATTACAAGTATCTCCTGATCCAATAAATAAGAATAATTTAACTTATGCTTCAATAGATGATATCAGAAACGCAGAGCTAGCCCTAATAGCTAAAGGTGTTGCTGCTCCTACAACTGAAGACTTATCTAATTATTTAAGTGAGTATAAAACTGATCTTACAATTCAACCTAAAAAAGAATGGTACAATAAAAACTTTAAGAAAACTACTATTCATGATCTAGGTCTTTATAGTAAGAAAGCTAAAGACTTTACAGATTATAATACATTTGAGGATGCTTTAAATGCGGCTGAAGTTAACCTTCTAGCTACTAAATTAGGCACAAAGAAAAGATGGCAAGGTATAGATGCTAAAATAGGTGATGAGTATGTAAAGTTTTTTGGTACAAAGAATGAAGGTATTAAAGTTCTACCTTATAATAAGTGGCATCAGATAAAGAAAAATCCTTTTGTAGTACCTAAAGATGTTGTCAATAAATTAAAGAGTATGGAACCTAGACAAATAGATTTAATTGATGATAAACCTCCTACTATAGAAAAGATAACTAAAAAAGGTAAAATTATTAACCAACCAGCACCAACTAAATTTGATAAAGGTACAGTAGATCAGTTTGTTAAATATGTTAATGACGAAATAGCTTGGCAAACTGAACAACAAAGAATAGATGAAGACTTTGCTAAAGCATTATATAAGGATTTAGGTATTAGATATCGTAGAGGTAAAACAGTCTTTTCTAGAGATAAAAGTCACGCCGTAGCAAGATCTGAAGGTGGTCCGGGCTATACATTCCTAGAAGCATGGTGGTCTAACCAGCAACGGGGAGCTAAGGAGATACTTAAACCAGAAATACTAGCTGAATTAGGTATTCCTAGAACTTGGGAAGAGTATTTCTACAGATGGTATCAGCAACAAGGCTTAGGAGAACCAGTTACTGATTTAGGTAAACTAGCAGATATTAGCTGGGATGATTACGAAAGAGCTATGAATGGAGTTCCTGTTAATCAAATTAAAATTGATCGTAGAACAATTAATCACTTAATACAAAGACAAATAAAAGATAATACTACTTTAAATCAACCGGGAAACCTAGGAGCAACTATTGGTGAAGACTTTGATATTCTTGTTAAGCGTACCAAAGGTTTAAGTCCAGATGATGAGTTACTTGGTGAAATTAATCCTAAAGAATTTGACTTAAAATGGCGAGCTAACACTTATCAAACGGGACTAGAAGCTAAAGGTGAATTTTTAAAAGAAAAATACGAAAAAAAGGTTTATCAAAAAGCTTATAGGCAGAATGTTAAAGAGCAGAAACAAGCTCAAAAGAAAGCTAGTCGAGAGACAAAACAATTAGAGAAAAAAGGACAAGGTAAACTTTTTGATTTTTTAAATAATTTATTTCCTGATGACTGATAATGAAATAGTAACCTCTTTAAAAGAAGATTTTAAGCTGTTCCTACAAGCTTTGTGGGATCAGCTAGGTCTTCCTTCTCCTACGAGGGCTCAATATGCGATTGCTGATTACTTGCAGAATGGTCCCAAGAGACTTCAGATTCAAGCGTTCAGAGGTGTTGGTAAGTCTTGGATTACTGGTGCTTTTGTGTTATGGACGCTATTTAACGATAACGAAAGGAAAATAATGATTATCTCCGCCTCTAAGGAGAGGGCGGATAACATGTCGATCTTCTTACAGAAAATTATTATTGAAACACCATGGCTAAGTCATCTACAACCGAAATCGGACGATTCTCGCTGGAGTCGCATCAGCTTCGACGTCAACTGTTCTCCTCACCAAGCACCAAGCGTAAAGTCGGTGGGAATCACTGGGCAGCTAACCGGAAGCCGAGCCGATCTCATGATTTTAGACGACGTAGAGGTACCGGGCAACAGTATGACGGAGCTTATGCGTGAGAAGCTACTTCAACTCTGTACAGAAGCCGAAGCAATCCTTACGCCAAAAGACGATAGCCGTATTATGTATCTCGGGACTCCTCAGACTACTTTTACTATTTATCGTAAGTTGGCAGAGCGGAATTACAGACCATTTGTTTGGCCCTCCAGATATCCAAGAAAAGGTAAGCTTAGTCAATATGAAGGACTCTTAGCACCTCAAATACAGGAAGATCTGGATATGGGAGCTGACGAGTGGAGTGTTACAGATCCCGACAGATTTAGCGAAGACGACCTAGTAGAACGTGAAGCATCTATGGGTCGGAGCAACTACATGCTTCAATTTCAACTAGATACGAGTTTATCCGATGCAGAAAAGTTCCCTCTTAAAATGGCTGACCTTGTGGTTACTAGCGTCAATCCTACTACTGCTCCTGATAACGTGGTCTGGTGTTCAGATCCAGCAAATGTCATCAAAGACGCCCCTACGGTGGGACTGCCCGGGGACTACTTCTACTCACCCATGCAACTACAAGGAGAATGGGGTCCATATTCCGAGACCATTTGCTCCGTAGACCCCTCTGGAAGGGGTACAGATGAGACTGCAGCAGCCTTCTTATCTCAACGCAATGGCTTTCTATATCTACACGAAATGAGAGCCTACAGAGACGGTTATAGCGACGATACACTACTCAACATACTCCGTGGTTGTCGTAAGTATAAGGTTACTAAACTTGTAATAGAGACAAACTTTGGAGATGGTATTGTAAGTGAACTATTTAAGAAACATATTCAACAGACGAAACAATATATCGATATCGAGGAGATACGTGCCAATGTTCGGAAAGAAGACCGAATTATTGACGCTCTTGAACCTGTGCTTAACCAGCATCGTCTTGTTGTTGATCGTGGGGTTATCGACTGGGATTATTCGTCCAACAAAGATGCACCTCCTGAAAGTCGACTTCTCTACATGCTCTTCTACCAAATGAGTCGTATGTGCCGTGAGAAGGGTGCAGTTAAGCATGATGATAGACTTGATTGCCTAGCTCAAGGAGTGAAGTACTTTACAGATGCGATGTCAATCAACGCTCACGACGCCATTGTACAACGTAAAAGAGAGGAATGGGAGTCTATATTGGAAGACTTCCTTACATCGCCTCACAGGTCCGCTAATCACCTTATACTGGGCATGAATAAGGAACAAAGAGACCAAGCCAATGGATTAGAGGGTGATTCAAAGGTTCCAACATGGACATAAAGTCGATCCCTCACGTATAGAGGGGAAGGGAAGGGTGGACCCGACCCCTCAGAGGGAAATGATTGTCTTAAACGACAACATCTCCCTCTTTTTACTATTACCGGTTATCATATGAGTTGATAACTCTCAATATACTACTCCTAACCACTAATATGATAAAAAAAGAGGATAAGATACGATATATGGTACTATATAACAGCCATGAGTCAGATAGGGTCTATATAAGGCCAGATGGGACTACATATGTCTGTAAACAGCGTAAGAACGTACCAGATACCTATTATACACCGCAAATGCAACTAGAACTACCTCTAGAATTTTAGCATAAATTTGTGAAGAGGAATGGCGTCCTGACCGTGACTCACATCCCCCCAATGGGGTATAATTATTACCGAATAATACAGATTAATACTGTATATTAACAGTAATTATTCTGATTTGAACAGATTAGTAACAGAATCTACACATTATTTGTATTTATTTGTTGCTATCTGTCGGCGTCTCAGTTGTATCAGTATCATACCGTTATTAGCCTTAGATTCACAATCACATGCGACTCAAATAAGATGTGTGAGTATGCTTAAATCTTGAGTGAGTCTCAGATGGTGTTGCTATTATAATAGTGTAAGAGAAAAGGAGGAACAGATGACAAACATTC